ATGCAAGGGGGTGGGTGGCACTTTTTACCCCTCCCCCCCGGTGTCTTCCTTATCTATATTGGCTAAGTAAACAGAAGGGGTGGGGTCTAACTTTTCACCCTCCCGGGTTATTAATGTATAAATGTCAAGCCCGAGTTCATCATTCAGTTTGATGATCTCCTGAAAAGCAGTCATTCGCTCGCGAGCAAGCGCTTCATCACTGAGGTCGGGATCAAGGAGGCCAACTTCACGAGCCACATAAGCCTCTGTATTGTAATGTTTGCTTGTTTCATCAAAGTACTTCCAGTCATCATACTGTGTAAAAGGATTAAAAGGATTGTCCTTGGTTGTCAACAGAATGTCTGTATCCTTTACCATGTGAAATCATCACCTCCTTCGGAACTAAAAAGAAAGGCGGCGTTTAAGCTAATGCATTTAACATTGCAAAAACGCCGCCTAATGTTACCTTAGTCAACCTTCCTGACCATTCTCATCGATGTCAAGCGCTCGGTAAAGTGTAGAAATAGATACTCCAAGACTCTTTGCTACTTCTGCGGTTGTGTAACCACGATTCAGCCGCATTTTTGCTGTTGCCAGCTTTGCAGCCGGAATACCTCTCGGTGAGCGAGGCGTTGCACGCTGCTTAATTGCATCTGAATCGCAGTTCTTCAGAATCTCTTCAAGCTTATTGGACGATACTGCACCAGCCTGAATCGCTTCCCATTGACGATCAGTTGGATTAATCAGCGTCTTCTTAGCGCCTACACGATATCTCGCTTCTTCCAGACATTGACCTTTGACTTTCTTAATCTTGTCCTTGTCATAGGCAAGCTCTGGATTATCTTCCTTTTTCATCTGGAAGAATTTATTTGCCAGCATCTGCGCTTTCCGTTCAAGCGGAGCGTTTTTCTTTGCTTCTGCCAGTGCATGATCGAGTTCCTTGATCTCCGTAAAATAAACTTCACGGGCAGAAGGATTCTGTTTCTGTGGTTTAATACGAGAAGCTTCAAGACGCGCCTGATTTGCAAGCGCTTTCATCTCATTAGCATATTCTCCATAGACCGCTTCCATACGAGTGCCGGATGAAAGTTCCATCGCGTCTTTTTTCTCGTACATTTTTTGGCTCTTCACCATTTTAGGAACCTTCTGCCAAATAACCTTGCCATTTTCATCCAGCACGGGTTCCTTTATTTTTTGTTTGGTCTTCGGATTTATCATGACTTCGCCGGTATCCGGATCAATTTTATCTTTAAGCAGCCGCCGGCCAGTCATTTTTCCGGTAGGTGTCCATAGTTTTTCTCCGGTTTGAGGATCCGTATAAAAAACCCGGGACTTTCCAGTCTCGGGATCAATTCGCCTCTCACCAGCTTTTCGATGTGGCACATCATATTCACTGGATGCCTGAGAAATAAGCGTGGACGCACCACCTTGCGCTCGGTTTTGATACTTCAGATATAACTGCCGGATATTATTATCTTCCGCCGATTGCCTCCAGTCCAGGTCATGCTTCTCGGCGTCAATAACCACCATAGAATGTCTGACTGCCCGGGCAAGCTCCGGTTCTGTTGCACCTTTCAATGTCATATCCGTAATAAGATTTGACACCAGGCCCATCTGCATTCCCTTTTCATGCGGCGTCATCTGCTGATATGGAGAATCTGCCGGGCGTTTATACCGCTCATGAAACTCCTCATTAAATCCTTCCAGATCTTTCAGCGGTTTTGCCGTTCTGACATATCCGTTGTTGTTCGGAATAACCAGAACTGTGTCGCCATCAAAATCCGCACCGGATAACTGCTGCGCAACCTTCGGATTTATACCGACTGCGTCGCGCTTCACCGTTGGGTCCGCTCCGCCTATAACACGACGGCCTTCCTCAAAACGGTTGTTCACCGTCAGTTCCGGAATTTCAAATCTTCCCGTGTGCGGAAAACGAATAAGGCAAACCTTTTCGCCGTCTTCAAAGTTAGGCGCATAGATTTCATTTTCCTTCAGATTCGGAAAGGGAATAATCAGCTGCATCGCCTGTCTTGGAAGAGCAGCCGCTTTTAAATGCACGGCGGCAGAGTCACAACTGTCTGCGAAACTCTCCAGCAGATTTTTCCGAACCACAGGATTATCAACGGATTTAATTTCTTCGAATTCATCATGACGCATCCGCGCATCCAAGGATAACTGACGCTTAGCCAAAGGAATCGTCTGCTTAGCCAAAAATTGGCTGGACAGATTTCTGCTCCAGTCATCCCATGTTCCCTGCTCATTGACAATATTCAGCGCAGATAAATGCTCTTTGCCGTCACTGCCAATATAATGCGCCTGAAAATACTTTAGCGGGTGTTTCGTTTCCCCGCTGTCGTCCTGATTGATGCTCGCTCCGAACGGATTGTTCGTTATCGGATCGTTTTTCATTGGCTTGAGAACAGTGTTATCCTTGCTGCCCATCGGCGGTGTTCCGTCCGGCTTGCTGGTGTTCACCCGAATATCAATTCCCGGCGGTAAATCATCCGCATATACGGCGACGCCTTTTGCAAAATGCGTTCCATCCACGGAAATACGCACCTGCGCATATGAGTTCCGTCCAAGATTTAAATCCTCAACACCTCTGCGCAGTTCAATCAGGCCGTCTTTTTTATCTCCACCGTCCTTCGGATATACAATCTGCACACGATCATGAGAAACCGGCGTCGGAGTCTCCAGCTTATGCGGATTATCATAATCACCGTGCTCATAATGGAATCCCGGGAAATCAATCTCTGCATTTTTCCGGGCTTTTTCCACATCCGCCCAAGGCGTTCCTTTAGGAACCAGCACCTTCATCCGGGTGCTTTTCCCTGTGCCCATCTGCGGCTGATCATGATACTGCAGTTCATATCCTTCTTCCTTCAGCAGCGCCACTGCATGCCGAAGTTTATCGTTGGAAATATTCATCTGGCTTTCGCATCCATGCCCGACGTCAATATACTTCTGATCCTTAACGGCTTCCTTCAACCGTTCAGCCACGGCTCTTGTGGAATTTTCCTTAATATGCTCCACATTTTTCAGAACATTCCGAACCGTGGACTCCGGAATTTCCAGCTGCCTGGCAATGGCACTCTTGGAAAATCCCTTGTCCCGAAGTTTAAATACCGCCGCATTCCTTGCCCGCGTCATATTTTCGCTGGCAATATCAATCCGGGCCCGAAGCTCAGAAGTATTCATCTTCATGCTCTTCGCAATTTCCTTCTGAGACCATCCCTTCTGTTTCAGGGAATTATAGTGGGCTTTAAAATCCATGTCACCCTGATACGGATTTTCCCCGGATCCCCAAGGATATCGCCCCGAATGCCGCGGCGTCCCGTAATGGCGCAGTTCCTCGCCGGGGTTCTCCAGAAATGTCTGCGCATTCTTCTGGACATTTTCCATGCCCTTTCTGGAAATAGGTGGTCGGTTGGTCTTTTCCTGGCGTCCCATAGCTTACCCCTCCAGTTTCATTTTTTCAATCCGTTCGTCGAAACGAATGATTGTAGCCATGATTTTAGCAATATCTGCGCTGTCAGGCATAGATATCTGAATCTCATCATTCTGATAAATACGAAGTTCCATACCTACATGCTCAGGTTTCATATGGTATTCCAGACAAAATAAAGCGGCGTAGATCTGAAGCTGCTCCATATGGGCCGGTGTCGCGCCCGTCTTCAGATCGTGAATCCGCAAAAAACTTTTTGCATCGTCAAAATAAATCGCGTCAGCAGTCCCAAAGCAGTTCTTTGAAAAATAAAGCGGCTGTTCGGGTGTCATGCCGAAATGCAGCGCATCGTTGACATACATGTTCAACGTTTTGCGCGTCCTCGGCAAGGGTATCTTCAGCCGGATGCACTGGCACGCAAAATCGTGCAGTTCCGTTCCCCGCTGAACAGCCAGACTGCTCAGATATGCCTGGACAAGCTTATCATCGTCATAATTGATCCAGTGATATTTACTTGCCCCGAGAAACGCGTGTTGTCCGACCAAGTCCGAATGTGGAAAAAAGTTCATTCAGCACCTCTTCCTTATTCTCCGGGCTGATGAACCTGGAAAATGACATGTTGTTCAACCGGTCCACATAGTAGTCCTGATTGTTCTGTTTTTCTGCCTTCTCATCCCGCTTGCATTCAAGAGCTCCCCACTTGTCTCTGTATAATATCAAAAGGTCGGGGAATCCCTGCGGAACGTTTGAACCGTCGTTTTTCAGAATATAGCATTCTGGCAGCTTTTCCTTGATCTCCCAGATCAGGTTGGATTGAAAACGGCTCTCACATTTCATGTGCAGGGATCCTCCTTTCCT